AGTACACGATCCGCTCGCAGATGCGCGAGCTCCTCCGATCCGACATGCGACTCCGGCAACGAGCCCCCGACATCGTGCTGGTCGGGACAAGCCAGCAGGGGAAGGCGTTGCGCGCCGCACCGTTCGCCGCCATGTACGAGTCCGGCCGTGTCCATCATGTTGACGACGGGGACGGCCGGCTGCAGTTGCTTGAGACGCAGATGACGTCCTGGTCGGGTGATGGGAAGTCGCCGGACCGATTGGACGCGCTCGTGCATGGGCTGCGGTTCCTGTTCGGCCCAGGCCGTGTGACGGGGGCGCAGCCGCGGCCGGGTGACCGGTGGGCGGCGCTGGGCCCGCGCTGATCCTCGCCACGTCGTGGCCGCGTCCGTATCGTGTGCGGTGTCACGCGGCACAGCGGACGGAGGCGCACGTCATGGGCGGACGACCGAGTAAGGGCACGCCGAAGGACCGCCGACTCGCGGCGAACAAGCCGGCGATGAAGGCGGCGGGGAAGCGGGCGTTCCCTGGGGCTGCGGCGCCGTTCAAGCCCAAGGGCGGCCGGGGGAAGTGACGTTGACCCGCGACGAGCTCCAGATCTTGCGGCACAGCGACGAAGCGCCGCCGCTGCCCGCGCAGCTCCGCGTCGGCCATGCCGTCTTCCAGGTCCGCTCGGACCGGGACGTGTGCGCCCGTGAGCAGACCCTCGGCAGCACCCACGGTGACAGTCGCAGCATCATCGTCGACGAGGCGATGAACCCCGACCTTGCCCGGCAAGTCCTGCTCCATGAGCTGCTCCACGCGGTCGTGTACGTGTCCGGCTACCGGTTCGACGACGACGACGCGGAGGAACGTGCGGTCGCCGCGCTCACTGGCCCGCTGCTGTCGACGCTCCGTGACAACCCGGATCTCGCCCCGTTCCTGCTCGCCTCGGACATCTGACGTGGTCCGCGCGTTCATCGCTGACCAGTGGGCGGCGCTCAACTACAAGACCGGTGTGTTCCCACGCACCGGACGCCCCGGCACAGGCACCGCACCCACCTGGGTCGACGATGTTGACGCGCGGCGGCTGACCGCGTACCAGTTGCTCGGCGCGTACCGGCAGAACTGCGCGGCGAACTTCATGCCCGAACCCCCCAACCGCACGTTGCGGGAGATCGTGCAGGCCGACCTGATCGCTGGTGGGATGACCGAACCGCCGGACTACCGGGACAAGCTCCGCGAGTACGGCCACGCCGCCCTGCTCGTCGCCCAGGCACGAAGTCTGCTGCTCGGTGATGAGCAGACGATCGACGTGCCCGACGCCCGTGACGTCCCCGATGACGGCACCGCTGCGGAGAAGCAGGCGGCCGCGTTCGCGTTGCAGTTCCAGGAGTGGCTCGAGCAGTGGGCGGACGAGGAGATGCTCCGGCTCATCCTGCATTCGATGGAGGAGAACGCGTGCGGCGACGGTGACGGCGTATTGGCCCTCGGCTGGGACGAGCAGCGGGGACGGCCGCGGCTCCGGAAGTACGACCCCGGGTTCTACTTCCCCGACCTGACCACCGACGAGCTCGACTGGCCGTCAACGGTTCACATCGCGTGGGAGATCACGCTGCCGGGGAACGTGCAGGCGCTACGACGGCAGACATGGCGGCTCGTCGAGGTCGGCCCGTGGCGGCCCAGGTACGCGACCGGGGATGACCGTCCGTCGACGGTGACCTGCGTCTACTCGGACGGGACATGGCGGCTCGACACGCTCCGCGACAACCAGACGGTGTACGACCTGCCCGACAACCGGGCTGACTGGCGTGTTCGTGACGAGGATCAGCAGGTCGACTTCATCCCGGTCATCCACGTCCCGAACACCCCCGACGCGGAAGGCCACTTCGGCCGGTCGATCCTGCTGAGCGTCGCGCAGATCCTCGACGACCTCGCCCGCACCGACAGCGACTTGCAGGCCGCGAGCGAGGTATCAGGGTCGGCGCCGCTCGTCCAGTCCGCGGGCGCGCAGAACCTCCCCGGCGGTCCGGGTGCGGTGTGGACCGGCACCGACGCCCGCTACCTCGACACGTCACGCAACCTCGTCTCCGGCCTCGACTACTCGGAGCATCTGCTCGACACCCTGTCCGTCAACAGCCGCCTGGCCGCCGCGCTGCTCGGCCGGATCAAACCGAACGAGGTCCCATCCGGGTATGCGCTCGAGCTCGGGTTCGCCGCCACGCGCAACCTCATCCGGGAGATGCGGCTGGTGCGCGACTCGAAGTACGCGCTGCTCGCGAAGTTCGCGCTGCGGCTCGCGCAGCAGCATGAGCAGTTACCGGGCGGGGCGACACCACGCGCGCAGATCACCCTGGGCTCGTTCCTCCCCGCGGACAAGACCGCGACCGTCGACCGGATCTCGAAACTCCTTCCCGTGCATGGGATTTCGGTGCGGACCGCTGTGCAGGAGCTGCTCGAGGTCGGGTTCCCGATCGACGATGCGGAGGAGGAGGTCGACCGGATCCTGGCCGAGTGGGGTGACCTTGCGGTCAAGGCGGTCGACGCGACCGGTGATCCGAATGTGGGCCGGAAGATCCTCGGGCTGGACAACCTCACGGTGCCTGTCGTGCCGCCCGCGTTGCCGACGAACGGGAACCAGCCCGCCGCGACCTGATCGGTTGCGTGCGGTGTGCTGCGTGACACGGGACGCATCCACGTTCTAGCCTGAGCGTGTTCTCCTCGCAGGAGACGCGGCGATCGGTTGGAGGCGGCAGAATGGGCAAGCGGTCAGCGCAGCGGCTGCTCGGCCTCACCCTGCCGCTCCCCGACGACAGTGACCCCGGCGCCGGCGGTGGCGGCACTCCCCCGCCGGCACCCACCGCACCATCCGCCACGTCGACAGTGACGATGACGCAGGACGAGCTGTCGCGGAAGATGACCGCCGAGTCGGAGAAGGGCGGCCGCGCTGCTGTCGCGAAGCTCGCCGAAGAGCTGGGGATGAGCCCTGCTGAGGCTGTCGAGTTCGTGAAGAAGGCGAAGGCCGACGCCGAAGCGGCGAAGAGCGAGGAGCAGAAACGGCAGGACGCTCTCGCGGCGAAGGAGAAGGAGATCGCGGCGAAGGAGGCTGCGGCTCAGGCGCGTGAGTTCGACCTTCGCAACCGCGCGGCGCTCGTCTCAGCGGGTGCGACGGGGGAGAACCTCGAGGACGCCGCCGCGCTGCTGGCCCGCCGGGTCGACGCGGACGCTGATGAGGCGAAGGTCACCGCCGCGGTCGAGGAGCTCAAGAAGACCCGCGCCGAGCTGTTCACCGCCCCCACGACCAGGCCGGCTGGCACCCCGCCGGCCGCACCGCCCAAGCCAGGAACTGCCGCCCAGACCGGCGAGTTCGGCGCGGACGGTGCTGCTGAGGCGGCCCGCCGCTTCGGCAAGAAAGAACCCGCGACCGCCAGCACGTAGACCATCGACCGGATGTAAGGCCGGACCCCGCCGGGATACGGGGACGGACCGCCAGACGCGGGACCGACTGCCAGACAAGTCGAGCAGACGGGACCCGCAGGATGGACATCAGCCCGATCACCACGAACTACGCCGTCGAGGACAACTCGTGGCTCGACTCCAAGCACGGGACCGACATGGCCGTCCCCATCACGTTGGACCTCGCCGCGTTCGACGCGGCCCACTACGCCGAGGGGAAGATCCCGTCGGGGACGGTCCTCGGCCTCATCACCGCGAGCGAGGCCTACGGGCCGTACCTCGCTGGCGCCACCGACGGCACCGAGACAGCGGTCGGCTTCCTCCTCGGTGACGTCAGGGTCGCCGCCGGGAAGACCACCGGGAACCTCGGCGGGGCGCTGCACCGGCACGGGGCGGTGAAGCCGAACCGGCTCCCGTTCACCTCGGCCACCACGGCAGGCGGGTTCCTCGACTCCGCCGGTGAAACCGACCTGGCCGCCCACTTCATGTTCCGCACGGTCTGACCGGCTGAGGAGACGAGAACCCGATGGAACTCTGGGACATCATCACCCCGTCGAACCTCACACGGTTCTCCCGTGAGGTGCCGATCCCGCAGACCTACAACCTGCAGAACGCGATCCCCGATCGGACGGTCAACTCGTTCAAGGCGCGGATCCGGTCGGTCACCCGGACGATCGAGGCGGCGAAGTTCCGCGCGTACAACGCGGAGAACTTCATCGCCCGCCGGCCGGTCGTCTTGTCGATCACCGATCTGACCCTGCCGCCGTTCGGGCAGAAACTGCCGCTGACCGAGCAGGAGATCCTCGAGCAGGCCATCGCCGAGAACGACGTCAACGGCGATGTCGTCAACCAGATCTACGACGACGCGGAGACGAACGTCCGCGCCACCCGCGCACGGGCGGAGCTCGCGAAGGGTGACCTCCTCACCGACGGGGCGTTCACCCTCACCGACGAGAACGGGCTCACCCTCGAAGCTGACTTCGGCCTCACGAACGCGCACAAGCCGTCGCTTTCCGGCACCGCGCAGTGGACCACGGCGAACGCCGCAACTGCGACACCGCTGACCGACGAGCTGGCGTGGATCCAGCAGATGGTCGATGACGGCGGCGGCGCCCCCGTGGTCGCGTACACGGCGCGGGTGAACCTGCAGACGCTCATGCACAACGCCGAGTACCGCGCCGCCTATTGGGGTGGCAACGCCGGGCAGCAGATCAACCTCGACCCGGCCCAGGTGCAGGCGGTCCGCGACCGGTACAGCCTCCCGCCGATCGTGATCAACGACACGAAGGTTCAGGTGTCCGACGGGTCGGGGACGACGACGCAGCGGATCATCCCCGACGACGTGTTCATCCTCGTCGGTGAGGGCGCGGCCGAGTTCCAGTGGGGGCTCACCGCTCAGGCGCTGCAGGTCGCCTCAGGCGGCACGGACGTGGCGTTCACCCGGCGTGACGCTCCCGGCATCTTCACCGCCGCGTACAAGGAGACGGAGCCGGCTGCCCGGTGGACGTCGACCTACGCGTGCGGCATGCCGCTCCTCCTCGACAAGTCCCGGCTACTGACTGCGACGGTGCGCTGATGGCTGAGAAGAAGTGGGACCGCAAGGGGAATCAGGTCGTCGGCGGTGCCGTACCGGTGCCGACGATCGGCCCGGAGGCCAGTGACGAGACCGACAGCAAGCCGTCGAGCTCGTCGTCCTCGTCGAAGAAGGGCTGAGCGTCGTGACCGCCACTCTCGAGGTGGTTGAGCCTGGCACTGTCCGCGGTCACGGGTTCGCCGAGTTCTTCGACGCGGACAAGCTGCGCTTCGCGGTGCAGTCGGGGAAGGTCCGCCGGTTCACCGCCGGTGACGGGACGCTCCGCGATGGCATGCGCGCGGTCAAACTCCGCCAGCTCTCCCTCGGTGAGGTGCTCCGCGGTGCGCGGCCGGGCCTGTGGGTCCCCGGTGCCGACCTGAAGGCGATCGGCCTCGCGCCTGATGAGGAGCGGGATCTCGGCTACAACCTGTGGACGACGAACGGGTGGAACCGGATCCTCACGAACCTCTCCTCCGTCCCCGCGTCGACCGCCGTGTACGACGCGACGCACACCCGCCTCGGTGTCGGCAACGGCACCACCGCCGCCGCGGTCGGAAACACGGACCTCGCCGCCGCTGCTGGGTCGGCGAACCGGCAGTTCAAGCTCGTCGACTCCGGCCCGACGATCGGCACGTCCGGTGGTACCGGGTCGATCGCCTGGCCTGCCACGTTCGGCACTGGCGTGGGGAACTTCGTCTGGGCCGAGTGGTGTGTCGACAACGGCACGGCGGACGGCACGACTGTCGTGGCGACGATGATCAACCGGGCGGTGCCGAACTCGCTCATCACGAAGACCTCGGCGGCAGCGGTGACGCTGACCGTGACCCTCTCGGGTACATAAAAGGTACTACATGAGCACACTTCTTGGTAACATACACAGCATGGAGCGAATCGCGAAGCTGTGGGATGAAGCCTGGGTCCGTGCGCGGTACGTCAACGACGGGCTGACGACGGCGCAGATCGCCTCGCTCGTCGGGGCATCGCCCGCGAGCGTGTGCAATGCGCTGGAACGGTTCGGAATCCAGACACGCACACGGGGCCACGAAAAGCGGACCTACGCGCCCAGGTCGTGTGCGACGTGCGGTGATGAGTTCGTCCCCACAGGACCTGCCGCAAAGTTCTGTCCGACCCATGCTCCGGCGAACCAAGTCCGAGAGTGCCTTGCTTGTGGCGCCCTCCTAAGTAGGCCGGGGAACTATTGCTCTGCGGGTTGTCGGTTCGGATGGGCCGTCTGTGCCTGTGGGCAACGGTTTCCGAAACGCGTCCGTCCTTCGGACCCGGAGCGCCGCTCATGCTCAAAGGCATGTGCACGCGTTGAGCAAAAGGCGAAGGCGTCCTACCGGTACACGCAATACGGCTACGTGATTCTCCAGGTCCCGGATGCGAGTGGCGGACGTCGCCGGATCCTTGAGCACCGTCACGTCATGGAGCAGGTGCTGGGTCGTCCGTTGCGTGCTGACGAGACGGTGCATCACATCAACGGTGACAAGCAGGACAACCGGCCGGAGAATCTGCAGCTTCGTTCTGGCCGTCATGGCAAGGGCGCGCATTTCCGTTGTGCCGACTGCGGTTCGAGCAATCTCGTGCCGGTGGACCTTGATGAGGAGCACTGACTATGCCTCCACGCTCACGGGCAACGAGCACGGCCGGTTCGACGGCGGGTCGTGCGGCTCAGGTGTTCGCAGCGCACGACTACGAGGCCGCGGACGTGGACCCGGACGCGCGCGGTGCGAACACGGACCCGGACGCGGCCCCGTGCGCTGTGTGCGGGTCAGGCGCGCACGCGTTCATCCATTCGGACGAGGCGGCCAACGCCGGGGCGACGGTCGTCGTGACGGACGGGGACAGCGCGACTGCCGGCGAGTCGGCTCGCTGAGCGCCGCCCCCGGGCGGCTGACACGGGGACGGTGACCTGACATGTTCGGCGTCCCCAACTACGACGCGACGTCGTACTCAACGATGACCGGCTCTGATGCCGGTGACTGGCAGGCGCTCGCCGCCGCGCAGGCCGGCACCGGTGTCGCGTCGGGTCTTGCGGTGACACCGCAGGGCACGCCCAACA